GACGCGGCCCGTCTCGGGGTTGGGGCGGTAGACGTACCTGCGCCTCATGGGCGACCTCGCGTGTTCGGGTTCATGTCGCGACTGGCCTGCATCAGCATGTTCTTCTGGGCCTGCTCGCGCACATTCCACTCGGCTTGCTGGCGCTCCTTCTGCTCGTTCGCCTGCGTCTCTGCCTGCGTGCGGATGAGGTCGGCCTCCAGTTCGGCCTGTACCTTGGCCATCTCCTGCTGCCCCTTGAGTTGCTGCTGTAGCAGCTTCGGGTCTGGCGGGGGCGCCTTCGGGCCCTCCTGCGCGGCGGCTTCCTGCGCCTGCTGGGCGGCGGTAATCGCTTGGTCGAGGACGCCTTCGATGCCGCTACTGCCACGCAAGCCGGCCACCGCCCACTGCATCATCTGAAGCAGGAAGGGCGCGCTGCCCGGCACCTGCTGGCCGAGGGGGGCCGCTGCCTGCATGAAGGACGCGAGGCCCGACAAGACTTCCATGCGCTCCTGCTTTAGCGCGGCGAAGTCCGTCAGGCTGACGGCCTCGGGCTTCACCTCGATTCGGTACTGGGCGAAAGACGACTTGATGAGTTGCGCCGCCTGGGGCGCAATCTGCGCGTCGAAGGTGAACTCGGCATTGGACTGCGCGAGAATGCTTTCGACGTCGTAGTGCTTGGCAATCAGTTCTGCCTTGAGTCGCTGCAAGTCCGTCGCGAAGCGGGCCACCTCGTCCTGCAACTTCTGGAGGCGCACGGAGCCGAAGCGGGCTTTGATTCCCTGCGCCATGGCGGTTTCGCGCGGGTCGCTGGCGCCGCGCATGATGTCAGCCATGCCGGTGACTTGGTACAGGTTGTCCACCAGCTCGCGCCGGTAGTCGCGCAGGGCCGTCAGGGCCGTCGTCACCTGCTCAATGGGCAGCCAGTCCACCACGCCGCGAATTCCGCCCTTCTCGGCAAACATGGCCCAGTTGTCCACGGGGATAAGCTCGTTCTGCTGGGCCTCGCTGATGAGGCGCCCCAGCGACGCACCGCTGTCCTTCGCGTAGACGCCCGCCACGCGAATGGCGCGCTCCAGCAGGGTGATGCGCGTCGAGACGAGGTCAATCTCATTGTACCAGTCCTGCGACAGCGCGAAGTCGGGGCGCGGCAGGAACTTGGTGGTGGTGGCGTTGGCGATGAGGGGGCGGGGCACGGGCCAGAAACCGTCCAGCCCGTACGGGTCTGGCCGGGAGTCCAGCAACTCGTGGTAGCCCTCTACCACCCAATCCACCTTCCGCCGCGCCTTGTCCCACACCTCCCAGACAGCCACCCTGTCCCACGGCGTGCAGGCTTTGTCCCGCAAGTCCTCGGGCTTGCCCTGCTTGGGGACGTTGCCCCAGAGGCCCTTGCTGCCGTCCGGGTCAAAGCGCGCGTTGAATTCGGCCTCCTGCATTTCCGCGCGGAAGGCGAGCCAAGTCACCTCGTGCCAGACGCGCGCAGGGCTCCAAAGGACGTCGCGCCAGAAGAGGTAATCCGTCGCCACCTCCTCCGACACCTTGCGCTGCGTGGGGGGCACCTCGGGCGCGAGGACGGCGCCCGTCAGCGGGTCCACCTGGGCGGGTTGCCCGGGCACCTCCTCAAACTGGGCGTCATACCGGACGCGGGCGAGCCCGAAGCCGGGCAACAGCCTGTCCTCCAGCGCGTAGCGAATGGCGTCAGCGGCTGTGTCGCTGTCACGCTCCAAGTCGGAGTTGAGGAGGCGCTCCAACATTTCAGCGGCGACGCGGGCCACGTCGTCATTGGCATCCGCCCACTTGCGCTGCACGGCCACGGTGGGCGTCTGGCCGTAGAGGGTGGCGAGCTGCGTCTGGACGTTGGTGGTGAAGAGGTTCCACCGCGTCTCGCCCTGGTACTGGGTTTCGCGCTCGTCCAGGAAGCGACGGACAATCTCCTTGCCCTGGTGGTGCCATTTCTCCACCGACTCGCGGGCCGCCTTCAGCTCGGTCTGCCAGCGCTGGGCCCAGCCCCTAGAGTCGTCGCTGTAGTTGGTTTCTTCGGCCAAGCCCGTGTCTCCCATCTGCCTGCTTACACCCAGTTAGGTGCCTAATCAACTAGTCGGCCGCAGCCCCGTTGACGATGCGGGCATAGACGGCCTGTTCCTGGGCAACGACAAACGGAGGCACGCCCCGACTGAACTCCGAGCCTTCCTGTTGCTTGAGCCACCGCACCAGTCCCAGCACATCCGCCTTGTGCTGCCGCCACTCTTCCGAGTCCGGGAGACTCACCACCAACAGGCGCGTCACCTCGTCCAGCACGTCAAGCCGTGCGTGTTTCTTGGCCACCTCGTCTGCTGTCATATGCGCCTGCCTCCTGACTGCGGTGCGGTACTCCAAAGGTCTTCGTCCAGCGTCATCTCGCGCAGGTCGCGGAATGGGTGGGGTGCCTTGGGGGGCTCTGGCGGCATGCCCATCGCCTCGGACACCTTCGCCACGCATGCGAGGTACCTGAATGCGTCTGAGGTGTGGCTGCTCCAGTCATGCACGGGCGTCTCGCGAAAGCACTTGCCCGCGTCGTCCCACTCGCGGTGGTAGGCGCGCAGGGCTTCAATGCCGTCACAGTCCTTGCCTCCAGACTGCTCCGAGCACCGGGTGTGAATGCGCGTTCCGGGCTTTCCCAGCAGCGCACGCACGGCGGCGATGCCGTCCTTGAGCGACAGCTCGGGCCCAATGGCCACCATGTGGCCGCCATACCGGCTCGCAAACTGGTCCAGCACCGACACCTTCGTTGCCAGCGTCTTGGCGCGCGCGTCATGCGGCAGCCAGTGCTTTCGGTACTTCCAGCCGTGCCGTTCGGCTCGCGAGTCCAGGACGGCGAAGTAGTGCTCCAAATCCTCGCCGTGGGAGGCGTAGTGGTCGAGCACCTCGACGCCCTCCCGGCCGATGCGCCACCACCAAATGGCGGTGTCATCCGCCCGGCCCAAGTCCCACGAGGTAAAGACGTTGTCCCGGCCCGTGGGCTCAAAGGCCGTAATGGAGCCGCGCGCCTCCAGTGCCCCCAGCAGCGTCCCATAGAAACTGCCCACGTTCGCGGCCGTGAAGTCGCAGAAGTACTCCTGTTGAATCAGTTCTTCGGGCATCCCAGAAGCCCGCTCCTCGGCCACCGTCTGCTCGGGGTCGTAGGCTCGCGTGTCGGCCAGCGTCTTGATGTCCGCGAACCACAGCGGGTCCGACTTGGCCATGGAGTACATCTTCCAGGCGTGGTTTTTCCCGCGCGGCGTGGTGATGAACCACGCCCACCCGTCGCGTTCGCGAATCATCGGGCGGATAAGGTCCCAAGTGTTGGGCTTGGCCAGGGCGTACTCGCTGAAGACGACGCCCACCGGGCCCGCGCCCACCACCTCCATTTTGTCCGAGCCGATGAGGCGCCAGATGCTGCCGCACTTCAGCTCAACGACCATCTCCGCATTCGGGCGCCAGTCTCGCGGAGACTTGCGGATGGCCGAGGGGAACACCTGCTCCATGATGCGGCTGCCGTCCCTGGTGAACTCCGTCCAGAGGGCTTTCCGCCCCTGCTCAGCCGTGGGGAAGACGTGCCAGTATGCGCCCTTGCGCTCGTGCATCATCTTGCACGTCTGGTGGAGGGCAGTGAGGTCCTTACCGCCGCGACGGTGCCACACGGTGATGGCGCGCTTTCCCCCGTTGTCGAAATAGGCCATGGCCCTGGCCTGATAAGGCCGAGGGTCGAAGCCATTCGGGAGGATGACGCGCTGGGGGCTCACTTCCGCCCCTTCCGCCCACGCACGTAGGCGTCAAGACCTTCGATGCCGCTCTCGACGCTCCAGATGGCCCGACCGACCAAGCGGTGCGCATCCTCAAATGCAGCACAGGCATCGGACGACGCTGTCATGAGCACGTTGGGCCTACGCTCACGCAACAGCGTCGAGGCTTCCTCCAGGGTCGCCATTGCCTCCTGCATAGCGAGACGCGCCTTCCTCACTCGGCGTCAGCCTTCGGGTACTTGCGCACCTCGACCACGAGGGACTCGCCGTTGGCCCCCGTGTGCTCCAGCCGCTGCGCCACGGGGCCGCAAATCTCCTCGCGGATGGACGCGACAGCCTTCAGGACGGACGGGGCAAGACGGAAGTCAACCTGTTCCTCCATCACCTCCACCGCGCGCTGGAAGGCCCGATTTGCGATGTCTCGCGCCAGCGGGTCGGCATCCTTGGGTACGCGGAGGTTGAGGCTGCGAATGGCCTGCACGGCGCCGAGGGGAAGGGCGTTCGTCGTCCCCTCCGGTCGCCCTGCGCCTTCTCTCGCGCCCCCGGGCGGCTTCCTGCCTGTGGCTCGGTGTGGGCGTCTGTGCGGCTTCTCTTGAATGTCGTCGCTGGGTTCGTCCGACACGGCGGGCCCTCCAAAACTATTCAACAGCCCCCTGACAGTACGGCCCCTAACTACCTGTGTCAAATCGACAGCGCGGGTGGCTGGAAGGCTATGACTTCAACGCCTGACGCCCTCGCGCCAGCAGCACGTCCATTCGCCCGTCCTCCTCGTGCTGGAGCATGGCCTCCCGGGCCAGACGCCACCTAGCGGCGCCCTCCGGGGTGGCAGTCAACTCCCTCGGCGGAGGCCACGCCACCAGCGCGAGCCTGTCGATGCCGTAAAACGTGTCGCGACTTGCGTCGTAGACGGGCCTCACGGGGTCGTCGTAGGTGCCTTGGCCCCACGTCTTGGGGATGCGCCGTCGAAGCAGTGGGGACGCCACAGGCGGCGGCATCGGCTCAGTCACCGGGCCGTCCGAGAC